AGCAGCACTTTACCCCTATATTTATAACGATTTTTATTTTAGGGTACCTTTATATATGGGTGGGCTAAAATATCAAGTGGCTATGTAACTATACTGGAGTAGATCGATCTATTAATTAAAAAATTTAACAAATGGCATTTAAACTAAATGGTACTGGCTTATACAAGCGTACCGCAGGAAAGAACGGAGCTAAAGCGTTCAAACACACAGCTAAGTTCGGGCAAAACACTTCGTTTAGTGAAATCGAAAAAGTAGACCAACACAACAAGAGACACAAAGCAGGAGGTAAACACACACCTAATCCTGACATTCAAAACAAAGACTCTTGGTTGAATGTTGGAGAGTGGACTTCTGAGAAAAAAGGTGGCGAAGGCGGACCTAAGAAATATAAAAAAGCTAAGCCTGTAGCTAAGCACAGACACGTAATGGGCGGACCTGCTAAAAAATACAAAAAGTAATTATGGCATACAAGAGAAGAAGCTCTATGATCCAAGGATCAAGGCTACACAAAGAAAAATTAGCATTAAATTGCTCAATGGACAATACTAGCGGTCCTGATGGTAGAGCTAACTCTTCTGCCTTTCAACACAACAACCACGGTGGAGCTGAGTTTATAGAAAACCATTTTCCATCAGGTATGCATCGAGGTCCTATGCAAAAACACGAGAAAGGTCACAACCCAGAGGAGAAAGAACCTACTTATGAAGGTACAGACTATTATGGTCCTAAAGGAGTTTCTCGTGATAAAGCTGAACCTATGATAGCAGGAGAGACTGGTCAAACTAGTGACTACGAAAGAGAGTTCATGAATGACATGATAGCTACGGGTCAAGGTCCTAGAAAGCCAAAAGCTCCTGGTGTACCTTACAGATATAAAAACGGGTATCATTTACCTAAAAAAAAAACTGAAGGACCTCTATTAGAAACTGAAAAAGACGTTAGAAGCTATGGAAACATAGCCGCTAGAGCTGCAGGAACAGGGGCTTTATTAGGTCCTGCGGGAGCTGCAATATCTTTAATAAAAAATATAAACAAAAGAAGAGACGCTGAGGCGTTTAATGCAGGTTTTGAGCAGAGCGACTCAGGCGCGATGGAACTTTAAACTAATTATTAACCAATAAATAAAACCAAAATGACGTATTTGTATTACAAAACAAGCACGTGGACCGGAAATCCACAAGTAAACGAAAAAACCAAGGGCCAATGGGAACACCTTGCAGACAAAAAGAACTGGAGAATCACCCAATTACCCAACGGTTACTACCAAACAGAGGTTTCACACCCTGATAAACAGGACGAGTGGACAGATGTTACGCGTAGAGAAACTTTAGAAGGCGCAGAAAAAGCTATAGATGGTAGCGTTGAGCACTTTACTAAGAAATTAGAGGCTACGAAAGGGCCTAAAGTTGTAAAAACTTTCGATAAATAATCAATAATTTAATTTAATTTACTAAAATGGAGTATAACTTACCAAGTGAACTCGTCAAAAACCTAAATTTTGGCGATGACGCTCAAAAAAAAGTAGTGGCTGGCGTCGAAAAGCTAGCAAAAGCCGTAAAGTCCACGCTAGGCGCCTCGGGAAAGTGCGTTATTTACGAAGATGGACGCGGCAAACCGGTCATAACAAAAGATGGTGTAACCGTTGCTCAAAGCGTAGTCTTATATGATCCGGTTGAAAACATAGGAGCGACACTAATCAAAGAATCTGCAAACAATACAGTTAAAGAAGCCGGTGATGGTACTACAACCGCAACAGTTTTAGCAGAAGCACTAATCAAAAACTTTTATAGACAAGCATCTGAAGACATTAGTCTGAGAGAAATTAAACAAGGTATGCAATCAGCACACGATAAGGTGGTTGATTACCTAGATAAGACTAAAATAAACGTTGACTCTGATACATTAAACAATGTCGCTGCTATATCTTGCAATAATGATCCTGAGCTAGGTAGCATTATAGCTGAAGCTTACAACAAAGTAGGTGAGAACGGCGTAGTACTAATGGAAGAGTCTGACACAGAAGAGACTTACTCAGACGTAGTAGATGGTGTTCAGATGTCTTGCGCTTTAACATCACCTCATTTTGTTACTAACATCGATAAGCAGATATGCGAGCTAGATAATCCACTAGTTCTTATATGCATGTCTGAGATACCTAACGTTCGTAAGATACAGATAGTGTTAGAATACGCTATACAGAACAATAGAGCCATGCTTATTGTAGCTCCAGTAGCGCAACAAGTGAAGTCTGCTATGCTAATGAACAAAGCAAAAGGTAATATCAAAGTAAATATAATTGATCTACCTGGTTTCGGTCCTACTAAAAAGGATACATGTGAAGACCTAGCAGTGCTAACAGGTGCCACTGTACTAAACGAAGAGCTTGGTGATGACTTAAATATGATAACGCCTGATCATTTAGGTGAGGCAGAGTATTGCGTAACAGATAATAACAATACTGTTTTAACAACTATAGAAGATATTGATGAAGATTTACAAGAAAGAATCGAACAAGTTAAAAAGCTCATTGCTAACGAAAAAAATAATTTCATTAAGAAAAAGCTGGAGCAAAGACTGTCTATGTTATCGGGTCGTGTTGGAATCATCAAAGTGGGCGCTGGTTCTAAAGTAGAGCTAAAAGAAAAGAAGGATAGGGTTGAAGACGCTATATTTGCTACAAAAGCGGCGTTGAAAGAAGGTATAGTACCAGGGGGTGGTATCGCCCTCCTTAATGCTTCTCAAAAAATCGAACCCTCTAACGAGGGTGAAAAGGTTTTGCTACATGCTATTAAAGCTCCTTTTGAAACTATTATGCGTAATGCTGGTTTTGAAACGGTAGGCTACCCAAACAAAGAGGGTGTTGGAGTAAATGTAGTTACAGGTAAAGAGGTTGATATGGTAGACGAAGGTATCATAGACCCGGTTTTGGTTACAAAATCGGCGCTGAAAAACGCGGTGAGCGTAGTATCTACTATTGTATCTGCAGACTGTGTAATATCTAACGCAAGACAAGACGATTATGAAAGCAATAAATAATTACTTAATAGTAGAAAAGCACGAAGAAGGACCTAGGAAAGTAGGGGGTTTAATACTTACAGAAAAGATAGATGAAGACAATAGATACTTGAAGGCTACTGTAATCTCATCTGGAAACTTAGTTGAGTATATAAAAGAAGGTGATGTGGTTATGTACGATAAGCACGCTGGTCATGGAGTTAGCTTAAATGACAAGCTTTACCAAGTGATTAGAGATAGAGACGTTGTTATAGTAGAATGAGACTTACAGCGCAGGATTTAAGAGAATTAAACCTACTAAAGTATTATAGAGTGGTTAGAAAGTGGGCTTGCAAAACTTACGGTCTAACAGATGCGGATTTAGAACTCTTAATATACCTAGACTGTAAAGGTAGATTTACTAGACAAGGATTTATCGATGGCTCTTATACTTTGAGCTGGGATAAAACAAGATGGGATAGATTAAGAAAGCAGGGCTGGATAGAAACGTGGAGACACAGAAACAGAACCAGTATAAAGTATTCTATATTTAAAACATCATTTAAGTGTTCTCAGCTGATCAGTAGAATATACAGAATACTACTAGCAGAAGAAGATTTACCAACGTCTGACAGAAGTGTATTTTACAATAACAAATCATATACTGATAAAGTTTATAACAAAGCTATTGATGATATGATAAAGGATAAAGATAGATAATGGCATTAAATCACGCGAGAAAAAAGTTTAGGTTGAAAAACTCTAGCAGTGTAAAGATTGTTAAAAAAAAGTTTCCTAAAGATATTCATGGTGAAGCTATAGATGGTAACACAGTTGCTATATCAAAAGATCTTGATCCAAAAAGCGAGTTTTACAAAGAGGTTGTGGCTCATGAAAAACATCACGCTAAAGAAATGAGAAGTGGTAGAATAGCATACGGTGATGATTGGGTAAGATCAGACGGTAAAACATATCCTCGTAAAGACGGTAAAATAAAATACAATGGTAAGTGGTTGCACGATGGGCACAAAGATTTACCTTGGGAGAAAAGAGCAGAAAACGCAGAAAAGAACGTATAACATAAAACAATAACAATGCCTAATTTTAAAAAACAAAGAAGTAAATTTCAAATGCCTGGTATGATGTTTAAGCACAAGCCAGGTCATGAAGAAGGTTCTGGGCAAGGAACTGAAAAAGGTGATTATACTGGATATGGTATACCAGATGTCCTATATGATGCTGATGGAAAAAAATTCAATACTGCAGGTGTAGACGAAGGTAATCTAAGCACAGTTAAAGTAGAAAAAGATACTAACAGAAAATATGTTGTTATACAAGAAAAATCTGTTGTTGGCGACGCTGGTAGTAGACTTTATTTAAAACCAAACAAATGATAAATAATTTAGTAGGAGGTTTATTTGGTAAAATCGTAGATAATGCTGAAGGTATACTTGATAAAGTTATTACTACAGACAAAGAGCGCGATGAAGCTAAGTTAGCCTTAAAAAAACTATTACTAGAAGCAGAACGTGAAGCTTTTGCAAAAGAAGTTGAAGATCGTAAATCTGCACGTGATCTATATAAAGACGATGCTATTATTCAAAAGGTTTTAGCAACGTTATTTACTGTAGCTTATTTTGGTATTACTTTTGTAATGTTTAATTATTTTGTTACAAAAACAATAGAGCTAGGAGAGTTTGAAATTAGTTTCATCTCTACTATATTTGGTGCCATGAGTGCTAAAGTAAATACAATTATAGACTTCTTCTTCGGTGGAAGCTCAAAGAAAAATGAACAAATAAAAGAAAAATAAAATGGGACAATTTTACGCAATAGACGTGATTCCAGACTGCATAGGAGGAAACACGAATAACAACAGTGGAGAAGCTGATATTGACATTGGCGATGTTATATTTGACTGGACACCTGTACAGGTTCCAGCTGGTAACGGCATGATACAAAGCATTTCAGCTATTGTTAACGCTGAAGACGGAGCTTATGGAGCTGGATCTTTAGTAGACTACGAACTTCTGTTCGCTAAATCTCTTAGAGGCTCTGCTCCACCAAGCCTTGGAACTATAGGAGGTTCTGCTGATGGTGTGGGTTGGCAGGAGCACTTGGTAGGAGCTACTCAATTAGAGAGCTCGGCTGGTGTTGGAACTTTACAGTACGCAGACTTCCATGTAGTATATAACGCGGCTACGACTGGTAACGGAGCTAATGGAGGTAGAGGTGCTACTTTGCCTTTAGCTTTTTCGCTAGATCCATCTGTAAGAGGTTTGCAAAACGGACACTTTACTCTTTATGTCGCAGCAATACAAGTACAAGCAAGAAATTATGGAACAGGCGTTTTAGCAAACGGAGCTGTTGACGCTTCTTCAGCTGAATCTACAACTGTGACTGTAGATGGTGTAAATGCTCTAAAAATATTTAGTGTTGGAGATACTGTTTGGATACCTGGCGGTCATGGAGGTACTCAAATACCAGGAACATTAACTAACGTTGAAGCTAATACTTTAACTTTTTCAGTGGCTAACACAACTGTTGATATAGCAGACAACGCTGAGCTTCTAACGCAGAACCCTATTAGAATAAAACTAGGTGTTGAAGTTTAAAAACAATTAACTTAAATTAAATTAAATTATGGCAAAAAGAAAGACTGCGAAGGTAAAAGATCTTCGCCCTGAAAAAATTACACAGGAACAATTAAATTCAATGCAATCTTTGGTATCAAAAATTAACAAGGTAACGTTTGACCTTGGTACAATTCAAGCTAGAAACCACGAGTTACTTCACGTTTACAGCGAGTTTAACAATAAGATTACAGAATTGCAAGATGAGTTTGTTAAACAGTACGGAACAGCAGATATTGATATTAAAGATGGAACAATTAAATACAAAGACGAATCACATAATTCGTAAGATAACGATAGGTAAAGATTATAAAAACGACTCTATGCACTACGCTGTAGGGCAAGAGGTATACGGTGGTCACACTATATGTGACATTATTGAAGAAAAAGATAAATACTCTATATACATTAGAAAAGGTAGAGTAGTTATACCTTGGAAAGACTTCAACAAGAACATGGCTATATCTGTCGAATATAACTTAGAGTATTAGTGAAAAGCCCTTTTTACTTTATTATAAAACCTTTAGGCGAAAGATACAACAACTCTATAGACGTTGATGGTGGTAGCCTTGTGGTTAATAGTGAAATATTCAATCACGAGTATGTTAATAGACAAGCTGTAGTTATATCTACACCTTTAGCTTATGAAACTGAAGTGAAAGCAGGTGATACTATTATAGTACACCATAATGTTTTTAGAAGAATATTAGATGTTAAAGGAAGAGAGAAGAACAGTAGAGCTTTTATTGACGAAGATACTTACATGGTAGATAACGAGCAGATATTCGCTTATAAACGAAAAGACATTTGGAAACCCACAAAAGGTTATACATTTGTCTCTCCGGTTAAGAATAACTGGAAGTATAGTGTTAATCCTGAAAAACCAATGGTAGGTATTATAGCTATGGAAGATGAAGATTTCAGTGAAGGCGAAGTTGTTGGTTTTTCTCCTAATGATGAATATGAGTTTGTTGTAGACGGTAAAAGAGTTTACAGGATTATGAAGCAATTTATTACAATGAAATATGGAAGCGAAAGAAACGAAGAAGCGTATAATCCAAGCTGGGCATAGAGCTGTTGAAGAGCTAATCAATGTAGCTAAAGAAAAAATCATCACCAACACTGAAGATGATGTTTCTGCTGACAGGCTTAAAAATGCTGCTGCTACAAAAAAGTTAGCTATATTTGATGCATTTGAAATACTCAACCGTATACAAGAAGAAGAGAATATTTTGGAAGGAAAGACACAAGAAGAGAAAAAAGAGCGAGTATTTAAAGGATTCGCGGAAGGCAGATCGAAATAATGTACGAGCAAACACTATATAAAATTGTTGAACCAGTTAAGAAGACAACAATAAGTCGACTTAACAAAAAACGTAAATGGAAATATGGATATGATAAAGAACATGATATTGTCGTTATTAGCAAAACTGGAAAAATTGGACAAATACTTGAGATTCAAGGTTTGCGAGTGGGCTTGCCGTTGGAACCAAAACAAGTGCACGCCAACGAAGAAAACAAATGGAAAAAAATAGAATATCCTAAAGAGCTACAAAAGCTTAAAAACATTTTTGACTGGAGAGCTTATCCAGAAGAAAGCAAAGATCAATGGTACGATTTTATAGACGAAGAGTTTAAACGTAGAGACGAAGGCTTTTGGTTTATGAACGATAGTGAACCAACCTATATAACAGGTAGTCACTATATGTATCTACAATGGAGTAAAATAGATGTTGGTGCTCCTGATTTTAGAGAGGCCAACAGACTGTTCTTTATATTTTGGGAAGCTTGTAAAGCTGACAATCGTTGTTACGGCATGTGTTACTTAAAGAATAGACGTAGTGGTTTTTCGTTTATGAGTAGTGCTGAAACGGTTAACTTAGCTACAATATCGAGTGATGCTAGATATGGAATACTATCTAAAAGTGGAGCTGATGCAAAGAAAATGTTTACCGATAAGGTTGTACCAATATCTATTAA